GAAAGAAGCACATCGCCCCTTGGCCGCAATAAGACTATTGGATATAGCCCCATTGCCACTATTCCCGTTCCTTTCGGATTGAGGTAATAGTCATTAAGCCCTGTTGAGTGCAAACTCACAGCTACATGATCCTTACGGAAGGATAATCCCTGTCTACCTTTCGGTTTACCAGAGCTTTCTCCTCGCAAGCATCAAATATCTCTGAGATGGAGAGTATCAACCCTCCCGGCTAACTAGAGATTTCATCGCTAGATAACCGTTTCTTAGAAGTTATTATGTTGTAAAAATAAAAATTTGGTTTTCCCTTGTTAGCAGCGGCATAAAATGCCTTAAATGCTTTCAATGGTCCATCCATACGTTTATCCTTGACAATCACTTTTCCTTCCAATTTCTCATCCGCTCTCACAACAAGGTGAAGCATTTCCTCTATTCTATCAATTTTGGCTGAGTAATCAACTCAAGCTTCAATCGAAGTAGTATAGGTAGGCAGTTTGACTGAGGTAAATCTTCGCTTCGCATTCGGGTATTTCACCGGATCCGGAGTGATGACTGTCTTAGTCTTCACCGCCTCCTCCAATTGTTCAAGGTCATACTTCAAATCAAGTTTTAAATTGACGAAAAGTAGCCTGTAGAACAAGAAGATTATTTGCTCAACCTTGTTTCTCTGAGCTGAGAGCTTATCTACTGCGAGAGCAGCATCTAAGTCATCAGCCTCAGGTACAGAGGGGAATAAAGCCTTGATCAACGCTCAACTGAAAGGAGTGATCTTACGATCATCCCAAATGTTAAGGTAATTTACGACTCTTTTGAAAACCTCATTTTTAAAAAAGGTTTCCTCATAGTCTATCACCTTAGCGTTTGCCTTTGGGAGTTCCTTACCTCTTACCAGACTACTAATAAGCGACTCAAGATAACCTACATTGGTCATCTTAAGCAGCGAACTAGCAGACAATTTCCTAGGAACACCAGTTGCTGATTTCACAACTAGCGCCCCTATTAAATCACGGTAAGACAATTTCCCTGATTTCGCCATCATAGAGACCAAGGCAACCATGCTATAAGCAGGGTTACCTAGATTTCATAATGATTTCGAAAAGATGTTCCGGATTCAACACACTAGATTGGATGGGCAAATATCTTTATTCAGCAATGAATAAACAATATTTGCGCGTCCAGCCATAGTAGGTTGAGACAAGAACATTTTTCAGGATATTGCTGATACATTACTTCCTTTATAACCAGTCACTTTCGCGAACTCAAATGACGAGTTTTTGGCAACAACACTCTTTGACAGATTAATGGGTACACCGATCTCCTCCATAATTTGGAGATAGGCGTTAGCCACTAATTCATCAAAGATGTTGATGTCATCACCCAACAACTCATAATTAGCAAATCATAACCCGGGACGAGAACGTCCAGAGCGCTGAGCCGCCAATTGAGTGATTAGGTGATGAGTAACTGCTAACATGGCCCAAGAAGAGAGAGCACCCATCGGTTGTCCTACACTATAGCGGTAAGCTGTAGCTTCAGACAACGGAAGAGTGACCTCCCTTCCAAGACCCACATTTTCAGTTCCCAGAAGTATGTAATCACGGTCCACCAATAGCTTCTTCCAAGCCTCAGCAAACTCCTTTCCAAGGAAAGAAGTCAAAACTGAAACTTGTAAGGCTATAGGAAGCCGGTCTGTTGCAGCTGATAAGTCATAACCAAATGAACATCCGGCATTTTCGGCCTTAACCATACATCTTTTAACAGATGCATGTTGGTCAAAAGTACCGTCATTCGGCAATGACTTCAGAAAAGAAAAAAAGATAATTATGCAATGGTTTCAATGCGGACTGAGTCCACACATCGACCATAGCAAACACCCTTATCTTTCCTGCAGCCTCCTTCTTGGTTTGTAATTGACCAATAGGAGACGGAGTAAACCGTTCCCCTGTCATATGCTCCCTTTGAATATCTTCTCATTTAAAGAAGCGACTCAAGCGAGACCATACGTATGATTTTCCAAACCCTACTTCCCTCACTAGCATCTCTAAGACCTTTATAAGATCCAAAAGATATCCAGAGTTGGAAGCATTCAAAATGACTTTCAACGGGATGTCCAGATTATTCATCCCTAAGGATAAATAATCATGAACGAGACCCGCCCAGCTCACTTTGAAAGAAGGAGAGCTAGTTTCTAATAGCAATGCTTTACCAGGATGTAGGCGCGCCGGGGCAAATTTCTTAAAACTGAGAGCTAAAACTCCCAGTTCCAAAGAAACACGCTCCAAAGCGTCTAATGATCCAGAATAAGCATCCGTAATAGTACTTAACTTGAGTGATCCTTTCGCGTCCAACACACGGTATACACTGAAGATTGTTAATCATCAGCGGATAACGGATGTCGAACCCGATAAAATCGCTCTCCTGTCACCTAACGGGATGTAAACCGGTAGGCCAGAACGAGTAAGTTTACCACGCGGAAGACTCGGATCGATATCTTTCAGATGTACGATACGGTCTTTGGCTATCGCCTTTTGTAAGGCTAACTGGCACGCTTTAAGATATTTGACTGTTATAAGGTCACCATGATGTTTCTTCATGATGAGAATATAACGGCCGAAATTTGAAAGTTGTGTAAGCCGATTAGTAGACTTTCTCACTGTCGGGATTGCGGTAAAGAGTAATCTTCACCCCAATCTCTTCAGAAAGACTGGGAACTCAATGTTCCCTAGAGAAACCAACCGATCAGTTAACATGTAATCTGTGAAGGCTTTTTTCAGTGAAAAAAAAGTAATTTTACTATTATTTTTCATCATTGATTAAAATCTTCTTCATCTTTTAAAGGATTGAAGTTAAACTCCTGAGTTTCCAAAACTCTCGAGATCAACACAGGCTACAGGCCACTTAGTCGGCCTTGGTACTTCTCCCCCACAAGGGGGGATACCTAGGCTAATAAGTCCCTAATAGCTCGCTGCCATGAGGTGTCAGGTTGTGAAACCCTATCCCTCAGCATAACAGCTAGAATTTTCCTACTTTTCCACCAAGAGTAAGCAAGTACCCAGATCCACCATTTCGATGGTCCTGGCTGCTACTCACTAATCCAGAGGATTGATACTCTGGACCGACCCGATTAAGGGCCGGCAGTGGCTAGTTAAGAAATTAACTCACCATTGCGCTTGCATCAATATGCAAGTCACAAGGGTTTGAGGTTGTTCTACAACCTGGTTCCCAATAAGGATACGTTACTATAAAC